GTAGATATTCTGCTGCGATGTCAGCAGGATCAACTTTGATTTCACAGTGAGCATCATGCCATACATAGTAGTCATAACCAGGCAGCATGAGCCAAGCCAGTGCTTTGGGCAACTTGGCATTTCTACGATCTGCGTACTCCAAATCCACAGTGAACTCAGCAAGATCATGTGGTTGCCAAACCTTAAGATTCAGTGGCTTAGTGGAATAAGCATGATAGTCAACACCAACAAAGGCCTGTGCAGGATCTTGTATACTAGCAGAGTCTAACCCACTCAAAGCGGTTACTGCTGCTATGGTCATTCTTTGCTTTTGGTATCAGCTTCTAAGTACTGTTTTAGTACTCGCATGGCCTTGCGACTGGTATCGTAGACAAACTCTTTGGTTTCATCTTCGGTGGTAATAACCAGGATGAATCCATTGGCAGCGCGACGGATTTCGATTGATTCAAACATAGTTGATCCTCAAGGGTTGATTGAGCTAACAATATAGCAATATTGTGCTACAAAGTCAACCTCAATTAACGTTTTTGGCGTTTTGCTGTGCTTTTGGGTTCAGATCTTGTGCTGCGTCCTGGATGTATGATTTCTGGACGTCGACCACTGACTGTGTCTGGTACTGCTAGGTCCTTTAAATCTGAAAAACTACGATATTCAAATTTGGTTAGCTTTTCCAGCAATGGGCCTTTTTCAATGATGTTGCGTACATACTGACCACCACTTTCTCTATTTTCGATCTTCATTCTGATCTTGATCAAGTAGTTGTTGTCTTGACCTTTGTTGTAAATACGCACTTCGGGTCTAGTGGCACCGAATACATCTGCGGTAAGATCGATGCCCGACAGCTTTTCGCGTAGGTTTCTAAACTTTAGAATTTTAAAACCACCTTCATCAAAGTCTACTAATTCCACTGTGGGATCACCCAAGGTAGCGAAAAAGGTAATGGCATGTGCAAGGCCATCTAAGATATGATATTCAGATTGATCATTGTCTTTGGCCAGTCGTTGCTTGAGAGTTGTAGCCATTTGTTTATAGATATACTTCATGGCCTCATCGGTGTCGGTTTCTGACAGCTTTTCAAATTGCTTAACAAAAGGCGCAATATCAATTTGAAAATGCTCAAACAATTTTTTAAGGCTTTCTGTGCCACTACCGCCTACTTGACCAAACTGTTTAACACCACCAGTTTTAAGACTGGTATTTAGGCGCAGTGCTCGCTGCTGTCCAGTTTTATCTCTAATAGCTACCCATACATCTGCTTTCTTTTCGGTTTCACTGGCAGCACCATCTGCAATCACACTGATATGATCTGCTTTACCGTTTAGGTAAAAGTACTTGCTGTAACGCTCGGCTCTTGGTGTATTAACATATCCCACTGCACTGCTGACCAATGGTGCCATAGCAGGTCTTTTTAGTGGATTCATTAGATCTTTATATGGCGCAGTCTTGAGTTTCAATATAAAAGTAATACGATCACTAATCTTACTGTTGGCATCATGCACCGTAGACTCGTAGATATCTTGTCCGGTTTGTTTGAGACTTTCAAGTATGCGCCAGACATCTGCTTCAGATACCAGGCCAATTTCCTCGTTGTTTTGACGCTGCGTAAATTTAGCAAACATAGCAGCACCTAGTAGGCCTTCGGCGATTTCACCTTTGTTGGCCAATTGGGAAACCACATCTTTGGCATGTACTAGGCCTTTGCTGACTCCACTGGAACTGCCAACCAAATAGAAAAACTCGTCGTTTTCTGTTCTAAATTCATACTGCTCTGATCCAGGTGAAACTTGTATGATAGGTGCATCACTGCGAACTGTGAGTTGTTCACCGGACCGAGCTATACCAGTGAGTTCAATGACACCACTGGTGTCAATGCCTTGAGCCTGCACCATGCTGGCCAGCTTTTTGCCGGCTTCGCTGCCGCTGATTAGAAATTTCTTGCCGGGACCGTATTTGCTGATTGTGACTTCAAATAGGTCAATGATATTAATTAGTTCGCGCATAATGTATTATTTAGTGCGTAAACCAGCAATTAGGTCATTGTGCAGCTTGTCTTTTACTTTGAAATATTCTAGTTCAAATTCATCGCAGGCTGCTTGAAGACTATCTAGACGATATTCAGCATAAAGGCCTAGTCTAATTTGATTAGCTAGGCCATTTAGGTTATCTTTGTGTTGCTGAATATCAACCACGTGACGACAACTACGACTCGATTTTAAGGCGTCCCATAAATCTAGTAATTCTTGTGCTCGATGTTCTGTTGATGTCACACTGAGTAGTCTTCCATGCCAGCGGTCTTTAGTCTAACTAAATGCCCTTGCATGAAGTTTTTGCTCTCCAGACCTTTGAGTATGCCCAGATATTTATTTCTCAGCAAGGCCACTTCATTGATTATGGTTTCATAGTCAACTACTTCATCCTCACCATCGACGTACTTTTCTGCATCGCGGCTACTCAGTGCACGATTGTAGTTTTCTAAGTACTTAACAAACCATTTACGACGTATTTTACGTAATTGAATGTTGAGATAGTTGAGCACCGCTTCAATCTCTTGTAGCTGATTAAAGCGGTGCTCGGTGATGCCCGGCAGTTGGCTGATTGACTTTTCCACACTGCCACGAATATGACATTCAGTTTTAGCTGTAGTTAGCTCATGCTCGTAGTAGGCAATAAAGTCTGGAATGTTGCCTATGTCTTGTACCACACGATTGTACCACATGATTAGTCGTCGTAGTCCTCATAGTCCTCGTCGTCGCCTTCGCCAGCGTATTCCTTAAAGGCTCTTGCCAAAACAGCATCAGTTTGACTGAGCTCTTTGAGTTCTTGGTCATCTAACATATCTACCATGATGCTCATGAGATTGTCAGCTGCTTCTTGGCGATCCTTTTGTGGAATATACTGCTTTAATATACTATATGCTTCAGTTAATACATCAACATCGATGGTCATTTTGATTTCCTGCATTTGAGTGATTTGGCTAAACGTAACACAATACCCTCTGCTTTGTCAAGTTCTTGCCTGGTCTCAATACGCTCTTTTACATCCGTTAGACTATGCTCAATTAACTCGATATATCTCATTAGTTTTTCTATCTTGGCTTCTAATTCACGATATCTTTCCGGCATTATTCTTCATCGGATTCCTTTTCCGAAGGTCCTTGTACAGTGCCCTGGTGTGGGTTAGCTACAAAATCGGCCATAACCCTGTCCAGACTCGAATCCTCATTGCGTTCCCAGGCCTTTCGGAATTGTTTAATTGAAGTTCCGTCTGCCAAAGTGTATTTAAGGCTGTTGCCATCTTTTTGCAGTAGACCTTTGCCTTCAAACAGGTCAACTAAACCACTATATGGGTTCATTCCGGTCTCGTAAGGGATTTTAACCTGTACCGATTCGAACGGCTTGGCATAGCGTGTTTTCATGATTTTACAAGCACTACGAATACCTTTGACTTCTGAGATCTTGTTGCCGTCCTCATCTTCTTTGAGCTTGAGTTTACGCATGGCAACTACAATACTTGATGCGTAGATAAAGCCTTGTCCACCTGAGATCTTGTCATCTGGGTCAAACATGTCTTGGCTGGCATAAGTGTGATTAGTTGCTACCAGGCCAATGTTTAAACTACCAAACATATTCACACAGTTTCTAACCAGTGCTGTAAGTGCTTTAGGTTTACGACCTAGGTCACCTTTAAGATCACCAGCATCAAACTGATTAACATCAGTAGGCGTCAATAACATGCCCAAACTGTCTAGCACGAACAAGACTTTGGGTCTCGACTCTTCAGGAATGGTCTTGTATTCTTTAACAAACTCTGAAATCATCTTAGCCACATCATCAATCATGGCCATATTCAATTTTAGTAGTTTGCCTTCGCTAGTGTCTACCCCTAGTGCCTTGAGCCAATCCTCATCTAAGGCATTTTCTGTGTCAATTAGAATAGGATAGATATCCTGTTGCTGTGCGTGCCTGATTAGATTACCCGAACAGATAAAACTCTTGCCTGCACCGGATTCGCCAGCAAATACCGTTACTTTACCAAGAGGCACTCCCCTGTCAAAAGCACCTGAAATTAGGTAGTTTAAGGCGTAATTTCCGGTGGAAATCCAGTCTGTAGGGTCGTTAAATCCAATGCTAACGCCTTCAATGCTCTTAGTTATGCTTTT